CATCTTGTTGCTCTATAAGACCCGTTTTCTAGTCTGGCTTTTAGATCAAAACAATATGTAGTTTGCTGATCTGGGAACGTAATCAAATAAAACGAGTTTTCAGGACTGTATACAGATGCTACCGGAGCCGACCTGTTCTCAATCAAGCTAATCAATTCAGTTTTGACGTTTTTGCTCAAGTCAGACAAAGGCAGGGACTTTTCTTGAATTGTGCGCCCAAAGCTCCTCAACCCAGTTTGGGACATAAACAAAACGTCAGTCCCTATGCCTTGTACAGAGTTTCTGTCAATGCAACCAACACCTGATATGGTGTCAATCAGGGCCATATTAGCTGGGCTAAAAGCGTTTCCGTACACAAGAACGCTATGGCTACCAAAGATTATCAGGGCATTGTTGTGTGCATACAGTGCCTGTATCTCATCATAGCCATCAGGCCAAGCCTTCGATACGTCTATAGAGCCGCTAGAACCGCCAGTAAAGTCGTTACCAATCAGAAGATCAGACCAGAAGATAGTCTGTTTGTCTGTGTTGTTATCAGCAATCCACATTCTGCCGTAAGCAGCAATAGCCTCATTGCATTTGAGCGCAGCATTAGTAGATGCGCTGTTTACAACTGTGAAGGTCCGTAAGCCATTGGTATTATCGTAAACCAAAGGGTCAAGGTTTCTTTGGAAAAAGTATGCTTTATCATTAAAGTTTACAATCTTCCAGTTGTCGGCCGTAATGCTGTATGACCCTGGAGTAATATCCGTGAGAGTATCGTCAGTAGTTGAAGTGGTTGTTGTTTTAAATATCTTGTTATTTCCTGTAACAAATATCTCATCGTTGTTTGCATTGTCATAAAAGTAATGAAGCCTAGTAACGTAGTCAGAACCCAATGGAGTCTTCACAGTTGTTAATAACTTCACGCCTTTGCGGGCAGCGATACGTCCACGCTTGTCAATTACTGCGTTATCGGCAACATCCGCAAAAGAAAAATCCTGCCCAATCGGGGAGTCTTCTGTGTTGACCCCTTTAAACCCAGGGGCAACTAAATTAATGCTTTGTAATGGCTGAGCCATACACCAATATCCTCAAGGGACGTAGAAAATGGTTTCTTCTGGGTGCTTTTGTGCATCCAGAGCAATCGCATCAGACAAATACCTATCAGCAATACCAAAGTATTCAGGTGCTGATGTACCACCTGTCTCGCCACGCTCACGAGCCAATAAAGCAATAGCCGTATGAATTACTGGCTGTGCTGGTATTAACATATTGTCAGTGTCTGCGGTGAGGTCATCGTTACGCAGAGTACAGTTAAAACGTAGGGTATATACACCATCTGGCTTGGGATATACGTCAACCTGAGTATCGCCATTAGAATCTACGCCGTTAAATGTGTAGTCAACAGGAGATCCTGATGCAGGTGTGTTAAGCAAGTACTTATCGTCAAAGTAAACCTGAGTTTGATATTGCAAAGTTGCATTTGAGGTGTCATTCAAAGCATTAAGTACTTTGACCTTATTTTGTGAACCTGTAAGAACATAATTAAAAACATCAGCAGAAGTGGTTACTGTAAGAGTGGTTCTAAGAGCAGACCAATCCCATGCAGCCTCCACCAGCTTTTTGGCGTCATTAACAAAATCACCGGACATCTTGCTATAGGTATTACTTGAGACAGTGGTTACTTCGTCTTCTCGCAATCTACGCAGCACATTGTTTACTAAGTCTAGGTATGTCACTGTTGTTGTCCTTTGTTTATATACTTGCCAAATAATCCACGAGTAGTTTTAAGATTATTTTCTTGTTCTGGAAAAACATCAGGAGTTGGCTTTGGAACGGGTGTGCCATCAATATTTAAAGTACCAGTTACACCAAAAAATTGATTAAACCTGTCAGCCATAGTATCTAACGCTGTTGAAAGACGTTGAGCAACGTACCCCCCGCGATCCTGATCAGGCGCACCCTTAAAGTATCCATCTGTCCAGTTAATACCTTCGCCAGCAGCCTCTTTTTCTTTGTAATATTCTTTATAGCTTGGCCCTTCCTCCAGAACATTACGATCTCCAGCAAGATGGGCGTTGATTTGACTAATGTCGTATCCATGTCGATACATATCTTCAATAGCATTGTTACGCTCATACATATTGCGTTGATAGTCCCTATCCGCGAACTGCGCTGATCGCTCATAAAATCCTACGTCATCAAACTTTCCTTCTCGACGCCTTTTTAATCTATCAGTCATAGCGCCCAACCAACGATCAGAGGGTCCACCACCAAACATAGGAGAAGATTCTTGTCTTGATTCGGCCCCAAATAACTTATCCCATGTGCCGCTATAATCTTTGCTGCTATCAAACACAACGCTAGACATAAAGTCTTGTTGTTCTTTAATAGCAGCTTCCTTCATAGCCCGTTCTTCTGGGCTTCCCATGACAACTGTACGGTCAGTGCCCGGAATGTTTCTTACAAAACCTACGCCCGGAACATAATTCATAGAAGCCATTAGATTTTGCCCTCAAACAAACCAGGAGAATTTCCAAGATTTCTGTTCAAAAAATCATCTAACTGTTGTTTTGCGGTTATATCAGCAACAAAATCTTTTTTAGGAACAGCAACAAGAGAAGGCTGCTCTATAGGAACATAAGAAAGACCGCGCATAAACGGATCAAAGTTTCCTTGACCACCGCCAACGGCACCGCCACCACCGCCACCATCTGTACTTCCGGGTGGATCTTGAGGATCAACTTCTTCATTAGGATCAGGACCAATAGTCCCACCGGGAATGTCAGGGTCTTCATCGTCATCGTCAGGTGGTCCACCGGGAATAATCAGGTCCCTATCAATGGACCTAATATTAGTACCACCAAGCAAATCATCATCATCATTTAAATCATCAAAAGCCAAACTTCCGTCTACAAATAAATCACCTCGATCTGGGCGTTCAGCAATGTCGTCACCTTGTTTAGGTTTTGGGCCTTCCTCTTCATCGTCTGGTGGCCCACCGGGAATTAAAGTTCCATCATCAGGGTCAAAGAACCCAGTGACCGTATCGTAAACACCGACAAGAATAGAACCCCCAAGCACGTTCCCAAAAATACCTCGGACCCAATCTTCAAAACCACCGAAAGTACCTCCAAAGGGGTCATCACTTGTTCCATCAAAAATGTCGTTAAAGACGCCTTGAATCCACTCACCAGCACTATCAATAGCACCTTCGATTGTTCCTAGAGGATCGTTTTTAAGATCGTCAATAAAATCGCCTACAGTGCCGCCTATCTTATCAACCATATCTTGGATATCTTTGATTGTGATATCAATAATACCCGGAGGTAGCGGAACACCCGGAATAACAAAAGGACCAAAGACGTTACTGTTTTCCCAATCACCAAAAATAACTTCAACACCTACCTGACCTTGTTTTAGTTGGTCTTCTATATCAGGCATTGTGTCAAGTATTCTTTTTAAAACTTCAGCAGGATCTTCACCGATATCTTCGATAAAGTCTCGCATACTGTCAGGCATTTGATCTAAGATGCTCTGAAAGAAACCACCATCTACATCTTCTGTTAAAGGTCTAGGCACAGTTTCGTAGTAGTAGTCCTCAAACCCTTCAACACCCATCAGATCACTAACGTCTACTGCCTCTAGATCCGACAGTTGAGCTTCACCTGCCATGTACTGACCTAAAACACGTAAAAACTCTGAAGCTGCGTCTTTTGTTTCATCGTTTTTAAATAAATCACCAAACTGACCAATGAAGTCTCTGAAGAACTCCATTTCTGCAAGTTCATCACGAATAAGATCGCTAGGAATTTGAGTAGTTCCTCTATCAGTTACAGAATAAGTAGTTCCTCGGGGGCTAGGAACAAACAAGTCATCAAAAGGATTATCAAGAAAATCATCAGCCATTATTGTTTACCCCCTTTTAGCTTCATGAGCTTGTCAGCACCACGGATTCCAAATGACGCAGATACTGCCAAAAATAGTAGATACTGATACCAATCTGGCAAAGAATCCAAAGCAGAAAAACTGTCAGAAACGCGGTCAAGAATAGCGGGATCATCAACAATAATGCTGTAACCCAGACAGAAGAGCGGGACGGCAAGTACGATAGTCCAGAACTCATCCTTCCAGCTAGATGCTGAAGCCGCAGCCATCTTTGATTCCCAATCAGCATCATTTTGTATCACCTGCAATTTAGCCTGATGTTTGGCCTGTGCCTGCTCGTGCTTGTTGCTGAGATAACCAGAAGCTAGGTTAGCTATTGGTGCTATCAATGCCTGCAACATTATGCCTTACCTCGCCCACATAACCGCTGTACAGTGTCTGTTTCCCAAATACGGATAGACATCCAGACAATCGTTACTAACGCGCTCAAAGCCGGTAACACGCCCGTAAGGGCACCAACACCCGTTGCAACAGATACAGTATCTGCTACTTGTTTCAATCCCTCATCAGCCATCAGTTGCACACCAACACCAGCTCGCCATCTTCATTTGTTGTTGCCTGACATACACGCGGGACATCATCAATAATCTGCTCAATGGAAGTGGTGTAATTTTCCCAAACCCCCTCAAGCAATGAGTTATTCCCAGTATCCAAATCTAAAATTGCATCAAACGCATCAAGAGACACATTTGTTACCCCAGCGATCCCAGTGTTACCCATCTCCACAACACTGGTAACACTTGTGTTACCTAAATTCACAAGTCCATTTATTCCAGCCGTAGAAATATCTACATTTGCATTAAATCCTGCTGTTCCTAAATCAACATTTGAGTCAAATCCAGCTATGCCTAGATCGACTGCACCTGTAATTCCTGCTGTTCCAAGAGTAACCATTCCGTCAATAAAATCTGAATAGTCGGGAGTAGATCCTGCCGCATCAATACCAGCAACCCCTAAATCAACAGTTCCTTGATTCATGTCGGCAAATGCCCCATATAATGCAGCATTGCTCTGAGATGTTGCTTGTACCCTTGCTAAGGAGACATCTGCGTTATATTTTGCAATACTCTTTGACGCATCAGATTGCACCCATGCCATGCCTAGTGAAGTGATCGGTGCCGCCAAAATACTGGCCCATTGAATGCTTTGAGACTGCTGTGGCACTGGCGCAATAGTTGGTGTCTTAGTAAGGGCCAAAGCCATTACGGCTGCACTAGCCGCCTGCCCATCTCCAGAAGAGGCAATCTTCGCCAAAGCATCAAACTTGGCCTGAGAAGCCGCCGCATTGGCATTTGCCGCCGCTGTCACAGCTTCGTAGTATTCAGTTGTTGCAGAAGCACAGCCACCCAAAAAAAGACACAGCACAAGACTAAGTTTCTTCACAATCCACTCCTAATAATTGATACAGCAAAATATATGACACCGCCCATTACCGCTAAACCCAATATAATAATTACACCATCTAGCAACATTCGCTGTCGTTTCCTTTGCCGATATATAGCATCTTCTCTTTGCGCCTTTATTTTCCTACGGAGCAATATCATCTCTTGATAGGTTTCAACACCATAACTCCAGACAATCAACTCTCGTATTTGTTTTTCCTGCTCCTCTAGCTTTTTCTTCGCAATAACAGAATTAAGTGCCTGCTGTTCAACTGTATTGCCATCAAATAACTTCTTAAATATCCCTGGGCTTTCTGATTCCTTTTCTATCTGCTTTAAATCTGCCGCAAAGCTATACCACTGCCCCAGTTTTTGAGCGACATTCTCAATCTCTGCGCCTTGATTCACCAGCGTCTGTATACCCTTGAAGGTAGTAGACGCCATAGCAATTAAAGATAAAGGATCCATTCATTGGATTACCAAGAAACGCCTGAGCCAGTGGTAGGGGTCTTTGATTCCGTTATCTGTGCATCAATGGAGGTTTCGATCGCTGTAACCTGATCCGCACCAATCGCGGCCTTGGCCCAGCCCACTGCCGTAGATTCGGTAATATCATTCCACTCAACAAACGATTCTCCGGGAGCTTCAAGCCCCACAGAGCCATAGCGTGATCCAGTGTGGTCGCCATCAGCTTTCATGCAACGCCAGTGCAGTTG